GGAGCCCATACCATGAAACTTCTCCGTTGTTTACACGAAGAATATCATGTCTTGACCCTACATATTCCATGTAATCTCCCTTCATCTCTTCGACTATACCACGAACAACCCATTCGTTTTCTTTGAGTGACCTATCGCCCTTCACGCCTGCTGCCATGTCTGCCTTAGTCATGTAACGGGATAGGAATATTTGTTGAGAAAACTTTCTCATCGTTCCCTTTTCCCAATCGGGCCTTTCGCCTATAGCCATGAGAACCTTTTTGCCTGTACCATCATCCATAAATTGCTGAATAGCCTTCAAGTGATAGCAAAAGAAAATCTTTTCGACGGGCAAAGCGTGAATCCGTGTAATCACATCTCGATTCATTCGGTTGCGCTCGCGCCACTCCTTCTGATTGAAGGAATCATCCTCGTTTTCAATGACTCCCTTTGCAAGCAGAGCAGCCCGCATAGCAAACTCACACCACTTGAGGAATGTAGAACCACCGTCGAAAATCACACCTGCAACGTGGCCTTCGTTGGCTAAGTCACCAATGATGTTGATGTAATACTTCGTCTTTTCAATGAGGGCATTGTAGTTGATGCTGTTATCCTCATGGAAAATTGAGTCATCCATCTCATCAAGTAGTGGAAGTACTTTTAGATTCTCTCTATCAGGATAGACGAAATCCAAAGTAGAACGAGCGGAGTTATCTACATCGAAAACGAAGACAGTTTCACCTGCCATAATCTCTTTGTGCAAAAGAGAAGCAGCAAGCCCTGTCTTGGCTGTGTTCTCATGTCCTACAAGAGCCATCCTGTAAGTAGTTGCATTAGAAACCCCTGAAGTAAACTGCTTCAAGTAATATGCTCTATCGTAAACTATACTTGCCCCTCTATCAACGGGAGCATTAGTCTTAGTTGGTGTAGTTGTCGTCTTTGCGCTATCGCCCCAACCATTTGCCATCAAACACCACCGCCGTAATCCTCTATAGAATCAGAAGTAGGGATAGATTCTCCGTAAATGTTGGTGGCAGCAGGTTGAACCTCATCAAATGCATACCATCCGTTTACGGTTAATCGTTGTTCACCTTCTTCGGTTCGCCATGTTTCACCAATAACTAAGAGTTTAGTCCCAACACCAAAGTCAACGTCCGAAGAGATATAAACATCTACAGAAGGAGCAGTAGAAGTAATATCCATATCTGCACACATCAAGACAAGACCACCATTTGTCCGGGGGTCAATGTGAATAACCTCAGTAACAACTGCTTGCTTCTTGTTATACCAAGAGTTATCTTTGGGTCTTACACCACCACCATGATTTTCCATGTAATAGGGCTCCAAATCCATTAAGGAACCTAACCAATCGAAAGTATCACTCGCTGATAATTCAGGTATCAGACCCGAGTAACCTCCGTCGCCATCGCTCTTAACAGGTGGAGAGTCAAAGATGGACTGTAATGACTCATCAGGTGTAAGCACAGAAATGTTAGGCTTCGCATACGCATTGTTATTTTTACCTGCATTTAACGGAATCCTGCCTGCTACGAAAGTAGGGTGTTGAATGTCGGCCGCTTTGCCTTGAGCCGTGACTGTGTAAAGAGAGCAAGCATCGGATGACCCTTGCTGCCTGCCATAGAATAGCATCCTACGCGCTCTATCATCTTGTGGGCGTGGCGCACCAAACTTGAAATTATCATCACCCGATGGAAATGTTCGGTTGTTTCCTTCCCAAACTAAATAGAAGTGAGTGTTTTCATCTAATCTCATAGTATGGTTAGGCAAAGCGGAAATATCAGACGCGCCCCCAAAGTCCTCATGCGCGTTACGGGTATATGTGCCATCATGGTTATCCTCTAGTAGCACAATTTTCTTCTGTTGAACAAACGACTCCTTAACTTCGTCGGTCATGCCCGTCAGTTGGTTTCGCATCCTTTTGTAGCCCCACTCTCCGAATAACTTCGTGCGGGGAACATCTAAGAACATGCCTTCAAAAATTGTTGCACCCGACCTTCGCAATCGAGCATTTTCAGTAGTAATGGTGCGACCTGCTACGCGCAACGCAAGTATCTCACAATCACTCTCACTCTTGCCATTTGCGAGCCATTGTGTCCCTTGTTCTTCCATTACCGTTGTAGCGCGAGTGCGCAATACATCGGGCTCCACCTTGAGCGTTTTTGCCATATTGGTTAAGACGTTTTCATCCATCAAGTTCTACCTCAGTTTGTAATTTCTCCTAGCATCATCATACTATTAAAGGACTCGGTTAGGCCAAATACATGCCCACAAAATTATTAATGACGATATTTTCTTCAACACCCATGAGAAAATCTCGCTCGGCTGTTATGGCTGCATCAATTATTTTTAGTTTAGCAACAACAACGCTTGTATCATCCATACAATTAGAGAAAATATATTGAATTGCTTTTCGTGAGTCAGGTGAATCCTGTATCAAACGAACCGCATATTGAAAATCCTGCGGAGACTTGATTTGTTTTCTCCAAGTGTTTATATCGAAGTTATTTTTAGAGTCAAGGGAATGAAGAAACCGCATTTGTTGTGGCACATCCAAAGAGGCGAAAACCTGAAAGGCATTAATGGCGTTTCTAAGGTCGCCCTTATGGGCTTTAACTATCATATTCAATTGACTTTGAGTAACTTCAACGCCCTCATTACCTGCAATCACCGCAAGACGAGCCATTGAGTCTTCATCTGAAATGGGATTGAAATGACAAACAACACAACGGGACTGTAGCCACCTGCTAATTTTGGTTAAGTCATTACACGTTAGAATGAAATAACCTTGCGCGTTTTCAATCACTCCTTTCAATGCAGACTGTGCAGCCGGTGTTAGTTGGTCGGCTTCATCAAGTAAGAAAAACTGATTACTATTACCTGTGCGTGACATAGGCAAAAGATGTTCTTCGACAAACTCAATTCCCCTCGTCTTCTTACTGCTCGCATTGAAAACATGAATAGGCCAATTTAATTTATCAGCCATAGCATGTGCCAAACTTGTCTTACCTGTCCCTGCTTGTGGACTATAGAAAATATAATGTTGGAGTAATCCCTTATAGAAGGTTTTTCCATTGGGTAAAACTTTTTCTTTTATGAGGTCTTGACCTACGATTTCATCCATGTTAGGACGGTATTTTAAGGCCCAAACTTCGCTCATATACTAGCCCTCCAATGGTGATACCATAGGGAATGAGAATGAGGTCGCCAATTAGGAGGGGAAAGGTCAAGCAGTTTGAAACTCATAACAGACATACAAGATTGGACCGAATGTGTTGACGCATATCTAATTGTGTGGCCTTCTTTGTGCTTTCCTATACGTTCAGTTAACACTCGCTTCTTCCGCTCTTCTCTTAGTTGGTGGTCATAAAAGATGTGACCACAATACACATAGTAGTAAACTTTTAGGCCATCGTTAAAGTGTGTTAGAATAGAGCCGTACACGGTATCATCATTACTTCGGGAACAATGCGGACACTTACGAGTAAGATTGCGAACCGTCTTGATTCTTTTATTCGGTGATTTCGTAATATTGGTCAACAAAACCGCTTCTTCGCCTGTATAAATCGGCCCTTTGATTGAGTATAAATGTCCGTACATTGTTTTCGCCTCAAAAGACTTCATTTCAATCACTTGGAATGTGGAACAAGCAGGGTATGAAAGGGGAACAACAAGACCCAACGAGCGGCCCTACTTGCTCCGTAACCTCCGCATGTGAACCTGCATGTGGTGGGGAGTTTTCTCCGCTCATCAAATACTGCTACACTCTCATACTTATAATGATTGGGAAGTATCATCACACTCTTCACCGATAGTTTCCATCATCAGCGCGTCGGCCATAATGTAAAGGTTATTCAGGTGGCTATGGTGCGGTGAAGGCAACAACATGGGGTCACAAGCAAGCCCCATCGCAATTCCACATTTGAAACCCCGCAGAAAATCCGCGCTTAGTGGATAAGTGTCCACTATGAAGTCTGCTCGGTCATCAGTCCCTTCTTCGTAATCGGGATTGCAACGAACCTGAAGTAAGTTTTTGATTAATTCTAACTCAGTCAAGTTTTTATGAGTCAGAATAGTATTGAGAGAAGTCGTCCGATAGGAATTAGTAACCAACTGAATGATATTTGATAGGTCATCCATATTCATTCCCGATTCAGATACATTGATAGTGTAATAAAAGTATTCTGCTCCGGCTCTTCGATTACTTTTTCCTCTACTATAACAGAAGGTTTCTTCAAAATCGTTTCGCTGTGTGCCTCTGATAGTATCTTGATACAGTCCACACAATACGGAAGTGTTCTTGCTTTCTTATCATTCATCCACTCGTCGGGCCATGTATATACGGGCGCACTACATACGGTTTTGCTATGCATAGCATAATGCATGACAGTTGGTATCTTCATCATTCAGATAACTCCGAATACTTTTAGAGTAATAACACAAGTCAACACCGTTTGGAATAAACTTATCACGGTTCGCCCAAGAGCCATTTCACCGGCATGCTCTTCGCAAGCGCGTTCCAATTCAGACTTCATGTTTTCGCCTCAAAATCAATGTGGTTCTTTGGTAGTCTGTGTTTTCTTCTGTCTCGCAAATTAGCGATGTAGTTTGCTGCGCTTGTGGCTCCTTTCTCAAACCGCTTTTTCGCTACTCCATCACCTTCGGGACACATGTTTTCTTTCACTTGGCTTATGTCAATATTTTCAAGGATATGCTTAAAGATAGCATACTCCACATGGAATTGACTCGATGCTCTATCATCCATATTACACCCTAACGTTTCACACTTAAGAAGATTGGGTATTCGTAACGCAAGCGTCACGCACACAATGTAAACATTTGTCCTCACCTTTAGGTTGTATTCTCATTCGGCCACACAGACGACAACGCTCTGCTTGTTTCATTTGGGAAGGAGTCATTACTGTTGGTGTTCGTGTAAGTGCTATATCATCCTTACTCCTGATTAAGTTCCTGTTAATATCATAGATAAGATGGCTTGCCTTTACCCCAACAATATTTTCAACATTTTCTTTTCCTACAGCAATAATTTGAGGGTTTTTAGACATGAGAGCGGCGAGAGAATGCGGTGAAGGAACGGTGCGAATACTTTTATGTCTACTTAAAAGTGTAGCCATACTTTCTTTCGTCATCTCACCATAGTCATACAAAAGGTCAACAATTATCCGACGAATGCGACGATTGTTTGCGCTCATATATTTTTAAGGTAACGTCTGTGTTCTTAAGTCCTTCTAGTATTGCGGGTTAATTTCAATCATCATTCATACTCAGATACATAGCGGAGTAAATGAAGCCATCATCACCACTATTTTTACCCTGAGAAGACGAGACTTGATTATTAGTTTTAAACTCCTTATTATCGCGTGTTTGGATAGTCCAAGTGTCAATGAAATGAAGAATAACTAACCAAATAGTTGACCCAAACCACCAAAGGAAAACTAAGACAAATAGTTCTACTAGAGCCATTTTTTCTGCTCCTGTCTAGTCTTCTTAATGCCTTTAGGAAGTTTATTCTTGGCCTGTATTCGTAAGTTATTAGCGACTGCCACATCACCCTCAATGATAGCCAACCAATGTTTATCACTACTCCTAAATGGAGGCGGAATTTCTTTTTCTGTCTTTTTCTTTCGGGGCCATTCTACTCGGCCCTTTATTGGTTCCATACCAAAAGCCATAAGTGCGTGAGTATAACAGTCCGCTAAATCCAAACCTATGTTTGCTAACCTTCTGTAAAATCCTATGTCATTTACATTTGCCCTAATGAAACTTAATGCGTAAGGGATAGGTGTCCTCTTTGCAGCAGCATAGGCTCGCAATCTATCGTTTTCTTTTAGGATGAGTCTTGTTGAGTGCCTTATGTCTAATGAGGGTAGGTTATTTTTAGACTCATCAATCAATATCAAATCCTTTGTGGCCTTGCTCAATCTAGGCATGGTTTTCATACACACAACCAACCTGTTCTGTATAATTGGTAAGCAAGCCAAAATATCCTGTTCAGTAAACTTATCGGTACGCAAAATATATGTCATATCGGGAAGGCTAGGTGCAACGTCCAAGACACGATACATCATCAAATATTTTCCCGTCTGATATTTGGTATCATCCTTAGTCAAAATTAACATTCCCACGTTAGGCCACCTCCAATTTTTTGTCGCTATTTTTCCAAATTACAACTTCATAAACCTTCAGAGAAGGGGTCATTCACTAGGATATAATCTACTATCCTTCGATATTGACCTATAGTTAAATTCCAAACAAAACGCACAGATGCGCCCGTAAGACGATAAGCACCATGATACCAAATCACGCCATCACTTGTAATGATTGCTACTAGACCGTCTTCTTTCATGGCATTAATAAGTTTAGGAAATTCACTCTTGTAGATGGAACGAGTATTCAAAGTGCGGACTGAGCCCCCGCGCCAATTTCTTGTATGTTCAATGTTCGTCATTCAATCAATCCTCTATTGTGTAGTCAGCCTCAATAATTGTTCGTGGCTCCCTGAGAGCAGACATTCTCAGTTCAAATTGGTCTAATAAGTCGGGGTGTCCCGAGAGAACATCTACTAACATGCGGCTCATATCGTTGACTTGTGATTGCGCTAATAGTAATTGAGAATCAACACCAATTTCCTTCTTGAGTTGTGCAATTAGTTTTATACTACTATTAGCCTGTCCAATTAGTCGGGAGACATCTGCGACAAACTCAGAGTTCATACCGATAATTTCCTTTTGCTCTTCTAACTCATCCAACCAACCTTGAATCCTCCGAACAATATCTTCCGAAGCATCGAGAGTATCTATGGATTGTCGTCGGGCATTTTCAATGTAAGTGGCTTCTTCTTCATCAAACTCGACATGGTTATTCATGTGGTTCAGGACTGAGCCTTGAAGCCAATTAAATTTAACTTCAAGATATGAAGGCTCATATTCTTGAGAGTTAATATTTCGCTCATATTCCTTACACTTCTTATGCGCACACATAGGACAATCATCAGCAAGAACCCAACGAAGAACCTCAATGACAAAGGCATCATTGGTGGTAGCAAGCCGCTCTTGGATTTCTCGTAAACTACGCATTA